ACAATTACTTCTTCTTTCTGTTCTTCTGGATAAAGCATTTCCATTCTCTTACGGCTTTCCAAAGCAACTTGTTCGGGGTCTGCAAAAAGACCGATTGTTTTTATGGCTCTTTCATACTTAACACCACTCTGCAAAAGCATTTGAAGAACTTGTGCTTTCATCTGCATATTGTCAGATTTTGTTCTACTGATTTTGATTTCCACATCAGACGGAACAAGTGTAAACTGTTTGTTTATTCTCAAACGATTTAAGATAATTCTCAAAGCGTTTCTTTCTGCTCTTTTGAAAATCGGCTCTGCCAATTCTGACCGCTTTTCCATTGAGTAAAAACCATTACGCAATGTTACGGCCGAACCTGTGTCACCGCCCGTGTTGGTTTGTCGGTCTGCAAGTCCGTGAATGATAAGCAGTTTTTCAAACAAATCATTTACGGCAACTTGGCTTTCTGTTTGGTTTAACTCTTGCGACATAATATCAACATCAGCCTTATTTTCAGCGCCGTTGTTTGACTTAACCACAAGGGCGCCTTCACTTCTGAGGGAGCGGAATGTTTCTAAGTCCACATCAACATTAATAAACTTAACCCAACTAGCAACAAACTGTTCAATGCCATTTGCTCTATCAGAAGACATTTTATTGATTTCGTCTGTTAGGGTTATGCTTAATTCAATGTCAGATAATCTTCTTTCATTGTTCGGGTACTCAATAACCGGAATCGCAAAATTTCCATTCACACCTCTGTTTGCGATTTCTCCACCAACGATTTCAAACCATTCTCCCTTTGTATAGCAGAAGTAAAGGTTGTTGCCCTCGGTTGTTTTTCTAATCTGACAACTAAAAGCAGGTCTGCCGTTATTGTGATAAACCACAAAAGTATTTCTAGGGTCTTCTACGGAAATAAAAAAGTCACTCTCATCTAAGAGTGGCTCATTGCTTGTTTCGTTTGTTCCGATAAAGCGATATGCCGTACCGCAAATACTTCTCCAACGGCACAACTCAATATCGTAAAATGCTTTATCTTCGCTTTCCATAATTGAGTTTAATTCTGCAATCTGCCTTGACTTGTTTTCGTCAGTACCTCGCAGAACAAATTGAATAGGCTCTCCAACCATTTCAGAAGTCTTTGTTTCCACGATAAACAAGGCAATATTTTCCACCACCTTGTTATTCACTTCTGGTCTAACTTCTTTCTTGCGATATAAAATCGGTTGGTCGCCCCGATAATACCTATCAAGATATTCAATCTCGGTGGCATTTTGGGTATGATAAACAAGTGCGTTGTTGAGTTCTTGCACAATGTTGTTTTCATCTATTCGATTTTGATTAGTGTAAATAATAGTCCTTCCGTAATTGTTATGTGTAATTGCGGAAAACGGTCTAGTATTTTTACCGACATATCTGTATGCCATTTTTCCACCTCAATTTTCTACATAGTAAAACCCCTCATAGATTTCTCTACAAGGGGCTTGTTGTTATTATTTTATTGCCATTTTACTGACGAGGGTTATGCTATCTTGTTACAATTTCTGTAGGAATAGCTGTAACAGGTCTTGCCTCTGTAATCTTACAACTTGTAGTTGAGCTATCTCCCCAAGCCACAATTAATCTTACACCCTTTTTACCAGATATTGTATCTGTTCCAATAGATACATTTATATCACTTCCGCTTCCACTTATCAATCTTGCTACATTATGTGTTAAATCAGCATATCCTTCAACTGATTTTACACCAGAACTATCGGATAATGTATGCTTAAACCAGAATACGCCAGTTGTTGCATCTGATAAAACCCAAAATATTGATGGATATGATGTTGAAGAAGCATAGAATACTTGTTTAACTCCGTCCTGTTGAGCAATCTTATTACTGCTCCAAGTTGAAGTTGTGGAAGTTGAAGAATCGTTGATGCTTCCCCAATTACTCTCAGGAATTAAAGTCATTTCACTTTTTTCAGCAGGTAAACTTGTAACCAGTTCCGCAGTACTATTTCCCTCGACTTTAAGAGTTGTCCACTGTCTAATTTCAAGATAATAATAACCATCAGTAGGATAATAATAAAAGCGTTGAATCTTATAATTAGGGTCAACTCCATCATGCACAGTATAATCTGTCGCACTATATGTAGTCCAATCACCATAACTATATCTAACCAATTTAACAGATTTGTATGTTCCATCATCAGCCATACCAGTAATCTCAACTTTTCCTCCATATTGGTCTGAAATTACAATAGGTTGGAATTTTGAAGAATTACCTAATGTCAATTTAAGCCACTGTGTAGCACCTGCTGTACCGAATGTGTATGCACCATATTTCTCATCAATCTTAGATGATGAGTACGTGCTTGTTGCTGAAGATTTGGTGTCGTTTAAACAACCAATCTGTCTCCAATCACTCCATGTATAAGTACTTCCATTATTATTAGACATTCCGTAACGCATATAGGTTAAACCATTTGCTGTGTCATCATCATTGGTCATATAAGTTTGTGTAATTCGTATATATTGTGCATTATCATAATAGTTGTTACTAATAATTATACCAATACGATTTACTGGTGTATTTAAACAACCATACCCAACACGATATATATGGAAACCATTTCCACTATCCATAACAATATTTGCATCCGTAAGTGATGCGTAATTTTTTGTTAATTTCTTCGCTAACTCGTCACTCGTTTTCTGACTGCTCCAAACTGTGTCGGTGCTTGCAGTTTCATCATCAATCTGTACTCCGTCTTTGCCGTTAAGCACTTCAAACGATTTCACACCCTCAACATCTGCAATGTTTACTGTGTGTCCGTTTTCACTTTCAACAGTTTCAACGATAGGGCTAAATCCATCTTCTCCTTTTGGAATTTCAAAATGGAATACCGCTTCTTTGGTTTCTTCGTCAACTGTTACTCCTGCACTTGCATCGGCATTACTTTCAACTGTTGTTACTGTGCCAATGCTAGGTATGTATGTTGTACCATCTATTCCGTCTTTACCGTCTGCACCATCTTGTCCTAATACCTTAATCGGTTCGGGATTTTCAAGATTGCCATTGTTGGTAAAACTCAAATATCCTTCTGCATCTATGCTAGGTGTAAATGTCACACCGTTATCGCCCTTAATATCAATAGGTTCGGGATTTTCCAAACCACCATTGTTTGTAAACGACAATACTCCGTTTGCATCAATACTCGGTGTAAAGGTTACTCCGTCTGCACCTTTCTCGCCATCTCTACCTGCGATACCTTGTGCACCCCTAAATGCTATTACTTGCCAATAAGTATCTGTTACTGTTCCGTCAATCGGTGGCTCGTTTGTAGGGTTATCAAGTTTACAAACATAAGTATTTCCGTCTGTATATGTAATGTAATCGCTCTTTGTGTAACTAGGTTCTGCGTTTACATCATAATCTCCTCTTGGGTTAATTGCACTTACGGCACTTTCACCAATAGGACCGCGCTCACCCTGCGGACCTTTAAGATTAGGAGTTGTAAAACTACCGCCCTTGGTTGTAATGTTAAGTCGGTAATCTTCCGTTGTGTTATCGGGGTTAGTAGTAACTGTCGGGCTAACTCCTTCGAGTCCTTGCTTTCCCTTAATATTCTTTGTGGTAAATGTACCATTCTTTGTAGTAAAGTCTAATTTATAAACTTCTTCGGTATTATCTGCGTTCTCGGTAATTGTCGGTGTTTCTCCGTCTGCTCCGGTTTCGCCAACTTCTCCACGCTCCCCTTGTTTTCCAACAAGATTTGGTGTGGTAATCGTTCCGTTTTTGTCCGTAATGTCAAGTTTGTATGTATCTGCTGTACTTGTGTTTACGGAAATAATAGGCGATACACCATCTTGTCCGTCTTGACCTTTTAAGGCTCCTGCACCCAACAATGATTCTTCGGTGTAGTCCATCCCAAGTATTAAAGCCTCTTCACCTTTTAAACTCATACGATTACACCGCCTTTCATATTCAACCACTGTTTTGTAGGTGCGTCATATTTTCCGATAATCGTACTTTCTACTCCATTCGGGTCAATCAATATCGCACTACTTCCCGTTGCAAGGTCATCATACTTCGGCAGTTTTTGACTGTCCTGCACAAATCCTTGATAATCTCTCTGATTTCCACGAACTTCTACACACTGAATGCTTCCCATATCAGGAATTTCACTCTCGTTTTCATAAGTTTGTCCGTCAAATACTACTGCCATAATTACACCTCAATCTAATAAAAAATCATTCCGCTACTTGTGTTTCTTTCTTCAAGCGGTTTTAACCGAACTCCGTATCGTGGATTGTAAACCACTAACTGATTGCATTTACCGCATTTATGTTTCATAACCATTCCTGCACCAACATAAATTGTGAATGCCTTGCGGTTACATTTTGGACAATATATTGTTTTTTCTTCTCTTTCCGCCATTGTGATACCTCTTTTACACAAAACAAAAAGGCACCGCCGTATTGACAATGCCTTTCTGCTAAAGGAGTGAATTATTATGTGAAAAATGATTGAACTTTTCTTGTATGCTCGTTTTCCACCTTAATATTACTAAATTTTTTTGTGACATATCGGACAACTTTTAAAAATTATTCTAAAAATCTGTCAAAAGCCTTTCTCACACTATCTTCTGTGTTGTTTCCGCCCATTTTATCCGCTACTTTATTCCAAGATAGCTGTTCGATAACCCTTAAATTTACAATTCTCCGTGTGTGACTATCGGAAATACCGCTAATAAACTCTTCAACTTTGTTAAGTGTTTCTAAAAGTTGCATTTCTAACTCCGATAAAGTCGCTTGCCTTGCGTATAATAGCGTTTTCTTTCTTGAATATTCGGGATATGGGAAGCCTTCGATTTGAAATGATTGCAAACCGCCAATTCCGCCCCTTACCTTGTCTTTTACCGCCCCTTGCTCTTCAATTTTAGCAATTTGATTTTCCAGTTTTTCTATTTTCTGCCGTATTTCCTTTACTTCTTGTTGCAAATCTGCATATTGAATTAAAATTTCTTTAGAAACCATATCCACCATATCCCCCTCTGAACGGATTTGCGATTGCTTCGACTTTCGCTACTGTTCCGCTTCTCATTTCATTTTCAAACAAAGCAAGTGAATCGGGCGCGTCATCATGTTTCACTTTTCCGCTTCGTGTCATTGTGGTAAGTTCTTTCATAAACTTGTAATACTGACTACTTCTATCCATTTTGCGGAAGTCTTTGAAATAATAATCACGGATAATATTATCTCTTGCATTTTCCATTCTTGTGATTTTGTTTGAACAGTTATATTTGTATCTAGCACTACATCTTCCGCCTTGTTCCGATACAAGTTGCATAACATCTCTTCCGAAATATTCTCCGGCACTATTGCTTTCAAATGTAACGGTCTTTACATTGTGTTTAATCAACATATTTGCGCATTCAGGCTTTGTAAACTGTGTTCCGGCATTGTCAAATACCACATCGACAATGTAAACTTCATTTCCGTAAACATATCCAATAGGCATTGAACAACTATCTTCTCCCTTGTCAGCACTATCGCACGCAGCCATAATTGCGTCCGGCTCTCTGTCAATAGGCAACTCCTCAAAGTAGTTAAGTTCTTTTTCGGAAAACATTCGCCCTTTTGCTTCGTAAGGTTCTTGCTGAAATTCAGCCGCCCAAGTTTCTTCAGAAACAAGTTTTCTTTCTTTGCGGTAATAGTCTGTTGTAAATATTTTTCTTAAGCCTTTGTTGTCTTTTCTGTAAATCTCCCAATTGCTTTCATCCGTAATCGGATCCAACGCAGGAACTGCCACTTCTTTCCAACGCCATTCCAGTTCATCAGCCTTTTGTTGTAAAGCGGTAATTGGGTCATATAAACTGTATTTTGTTCCTTGGATAATAATGGGTGTACCCTCTAATCTTCTACCAAGGACATCGTCCGTAACCTTTTCGCAAAGAAACTCTAATCTTTCTCTATTTCTTGCTTCTTCGTGGTTTTTTACGCAGTCATCAATGTAAACAAGCACATTTGCTTCCGTACAACCTACAATTGCACCGTCAATCGGTCTGCAAGTAAAAGTGGGAAATGTATTTTTGCTTTTTAAATCAATAGATAGGTTTTCTGCACTCTTATAGTCTTTTTCTCCTATTTTTTTCGCTTCCGGGAATACTTTTAAAAACCTTTCATAGATTACTTTTGTCTCAAATGATTGTAGTAACCCACCATAGAAACGCTTAACAAGTCCTTCGCCCTTACCGACTGCAAAAATACTTCCGTCCGGCTCTCTTCCGCCCATCATTTGCGCTAATCGCAATCCACCAGTGGTTTTTCCTGTTCTTTTTGGTTGAGAAACTGATAAAAAGTCCAATTCTCCATCATAAATTTCTTGATAGGCTTGCATTACTGGCTTTAAAACTTGTTTTCTTGGGAAATAAAACCGCTTGTAAGGGTCTTTTTCATCAATTTCGATGTAACTAAAAAAACTATCTACTAAATAAGCGGATTCCGCTTCTAAAATGTCATAATAATACAGCAATGGTTTGTATGTCGTGTCATTTTCAAACGCTAATATTTCCAAATCATCTACCGTATATCCGTTTGTTGCCTTTAAAACATAATCACTTAATAAATTTTTTGCTTTTTTTGATATTTTTAAGCCAAATTCTGCGTCTTTTTCCGTAACCAAGGCAACTTTTGAAGCACCTACATACGCTTCTACCACTTCTTCCGTAATTCCGTGTCGCTCTATATAGTTCTCATACCCATTTATCGCATTTTGCAACTCGATTGAAGCCATAAAAAATAGCACCTCATTTCTGTAATACAAAAATAAAAGTGCTACTTCACTGATACATACACCTACTTGCGTATGCCTTATTATTTATTCGTTTAATTTTTTCCAAATTTCACAAAACTTTTCAAACTCCGATTTATTCATAAGTCTTGCAAATTGCTCTTTGTTTTTTATTCTTACTTCGCATTCTGATACTATATCCGTTTCTACTGCCAAAGAAATATCAAGTGTTGCAACTTCTCCAACAGAATGACTTAAAACATAGTCACTACATCTTATTCTCTCTCCATCAATAAAAACTTCTTCACGCAATGTATCAAGTGTATTTGTTTTGAATTTATGTAGCATACTCTCACACTTTCCCAACCGTCATTTTCTTAATTCTTTTCTGATTTTGATTAACTCGTCCCAAATTTCCCACAAAATCATAATAATCCCCCAAGTTATATCGCCACTTACAAATAGCATAACGCCAAACAGTATTCTTACAAACCAATTAAACATAATTTCACATACTCCTAACATTCATTGACTTAACTTTAATTTCGCTTGCTGACTTCGTGATGTAAACATCGTTGCCTTTGGCGATTTCTTTTGAAATTTTATCAAGTTTCTTAAAAAGTTCCATTTCGATTTGCTTATCGGTCATAAATTTTCACTCCTTACTACAAGCTTTCAAATTCTTTTTCAAGCTGTTCTTTTTCCGCTTTTAACATAGCAGATAAGACAGGTTTCATTTCTTTGTTTATCGAGTAATCTGCCGAAATGCCTATAATAGAAATTCCTAATTTGTCATAACTGTTTGTTTCAATCCGTCTTAACAAAATTTCAATCTGTCTTATTCTTTCCCTTATATTCGATGCCTTGTAATATTGTTTATTTTCCATCCTCACACAACACCTTTCTGCTACAACATTTCAACATTTATTCTAAATCTATCAATTTGTCCATTTTCTGAATAATTTAGAATAATACAGTGTCCGTTTACTTTAACATTAGCACTTATTACATCTATATTACCATTTTCATCTGGTTTACCAACGCAACCATTTATGCCTAATAATGCGTCTTCAATAATTCCGACCAATTCTCTTGTTTTTAGCATAAACTATTTATTCCTTGCCTTTCTCAATCGGCTCTTCGTTATAGCGCATTTTCCATTCATCTTGGCATAATTCGATATACAACGGTGATATCACACTAGGTTTGCACATACCGATGTGTTCTCCGTAAAGTTCCATAAAATTCCATAATGTAAATTTTGTATAGCCGTCTTTATCAATTTCCGGCATTCTCGGCTCAAGTTGCTTTCCGCCTCTTTCCTTTATCCATTTGTTTAACTCATCGTACTGATGATAGTAAATTTCAACACCCAGCGGAGTAAGTTTTACTTTTATTCTGTCATTGAGATTGATTTTTGTCGGTTTTTTCGTCTCCTTACTCTCCAACTCGGCTATGCGTTGCTTTAATGATTCGTTTTCTTGCCGATAATCACTAAGAAGTCCTGATGCTGCCTTAAAATCTTTTTTCAATTCAGCAATCTTATCCTCAAACACCTTGTCGTGTTCGGAGAAGTCTAATTTAACCGATATTTCTAAAACTTTTTGAATTTCTCCGTTTTTGCCGCCTTTAAGTTCACTTACTTCGGCACTCACACCATTTTCTTTTAATTCATCAATCAATTTGCATAAAGAATCTTCACTCATTCTCCAACATCTCCTTAATATCCAAGTACAAATCGCTGTTTTCCTTAAAACAATCCTTTTTATTGGTCTTTTCTAACAACTTATTTGCATAATCAAAGTACCATCTTGCTTTATTTCGGTCTTGTTCATAAGAATTATCTGCCTTATCCCCTGCGCGATACAAATACTTATACGCATTCATAAGGCAAAAAACTATTGTCGCATTTACACCATAGTATTCTTCCATCTCTACAATACATTCTTTTCTTCCGTTTTTACTGTAATGTGACGGGTGGTTTACTTGTTCTGCCATAACTACACCTCGCTTAAATTTGTTGTTCCCCAAGGCACTACTCTTGCAGTTTCGGGAGTTAATAAAACTGTTGATTCAATCACAAGGTCAGTTCCTAAATCGTTTAATTTGTAATTTCCATCTTCGCCAACCGCATATTGTTCCAATTCACATCTAATTTCGCCCGGCATTCCAAAAAACAAAACTTGTTTAACTAATCTCGCCTTTTCGCCGTTCACATATACTTCTGTTATTGTTCCATCGCTTTCAATTCTTACTTTGGGATTTTGCATAATCTTCACTCCTTAATCAATCGTCATAATCATAATCATCTTCGCTTTTGTTATAAGGGCATTTCGGACAATAGCACTCTAACTCGCCATCGTCATTTATGAAATAATCATCACCATAACCGCCACATTCGTAGCAATAATCATCGTAGTAATCGTCCAAGGTTATTCACTCCTTAAATCTCAATCAAAGTCAATTTTCTTTTAGCGCCTAAATGAATAGATATTACATTTCCGTTTTTATCTCTGCCAACATCAGTAAGTTTGTTTACTTCAACTTCCCCAACATAAAACTGATATGGTTTGCCTTGTATTTCCAACTCATAAATAAACTCATTTATCTGCTTGCCCTTTTGCGTATGGTTGCAATTATCGTCAATTTCATACTCCGTACCGCAATAATCACAAATATTACTATGCAATGGCGCACCACAGTTTATACAAGTCTTTGCTTTCACTAAATCAACTCCGTTTCATAAAGAGGGGCGGCAAGATTTGAACTTGCATTACTAGCCCTTCAATCTAGCGTTCTCGCCGGATTTAAACTACACCCCCAAAATGGGCTACTTGCCTAATCACAGTTAATGTGCTACTCGCAAGATTTAACGCCCTAATTTACAACTATTTCCTCGCGGTTGCCGTTGTCTGCCGTATCGTTTTTAAAGTGGGAATAACACCACTGAAGCCTAAACACGGAGTTGAACCGTTCCCCCGATGGAGTGCTTGATTTACACTAATACTGCCCTCGGAATGCGCCGTCACACTGATTTAGGCGTTGCAACTTTTTAAAATGTCCCATTTATTTGTCGCAAGGGACTGTGCGTTTTAATATACAGGTGCTCCCAACCAGCGGTATGCTCAACGCCTGTACCCCCTATTGCGCTAATAGGTTTCACCGTTTTCTCTGTGCTTGCAATCACAAATGGATAAACCCACCGAACCTTTTGACGGTTCTTTAATCAGCATTCCGCTAGTGGGCTACATTGAAAGGAGATTTTGCCAAATGAACTTAAGACAAAATCGAACAGCCCCTATTGGATTCGAACCAATGTATACAAGAATCAAAATCTTGCGTCTTACCGCTTGACGAAGGGGCTTTATTTATCATTGCTATACACGAAACAACAATTAGGATTTTTTGCTTTTTCAATTAGCAAATTTCTATTAATCTTTTTATATCCGTGCATTTTTCTAAAATTATTTAACCATCCGTATTTCAAACCAACAAGGTTCATAAACGGAATTAAACCTGACCGGGCGACCACACTGTTTTCAAAATCACAGTATGTAAATCCATTTGTTTTTGCGTATAAAATCACATCTTCCTTTGTGACGCTAACAGAAACATACGGATATTTTTCAATAATTTTAAACCTAACTCCCTCTTTGAAATACTCCATAACGCTTTTTCCTTTTTTGAAAAATTTTGGGAAATTATTATTCCAGTCTTAATTGTTTTCCGCCAAGATTATTAAATGATATGCACTTAACCCTTGCTTTCCTCGAGTTGTAATCAATAGTTGTCGCAACTTCTGCTCCGCATTTGCAACAAACTCCAAACTCAAATTCGTACTCTATCTCTTTTCCGTGAAACATCTCTTTTACTTTTCTTGCTTCGGTTCTATACTTAACCAAATCTCCGCAATCTTCGCAGTATGATAATTCCAAATTACTCATTTTCTAACGCTCCTGCTTCTTTAAACGCTTGGTGCAACTTTTCGTGTTGAATAGCAAACCAATCTATCATCTCTTCGCATTCAGCCCAATCACTTTGACTTCTCAAACCACTTTCTCCTAAAAATGCGTGTATGATTTCGTGTCGCAAGATTTTTTTCTGAAACTTCTCTGGCTTTTCAACGCACATAACATCTTCTTTTGCTTCTTTCAAATCACTTATAACGATTTTCTTTGAATACTGTTCGCATAGACCGTTACATTCTTTCAACTTCGGATTGTCTTCTTCATTCTCGTAAACAACCTTGTATGTAGTTCCTAGTATTTCTATCCATTCTTTTGCCATATACTTCTCCAATCTGTATTAAGCGTATATAAATACTATATAAAGCGTATTGTATATAAATAATTATTTAAGGTATTAGTATATACATTGCTGTATTATATAATAGCCTTTTTGTGATTTTAGAAATTTTGGGTATTAAGTATAGCCGTTTTCGTATTCCGTACAGACCCCCGGGTGGGTAATCTGATGTGTTGCTATTTTAGAGTTCGTAAAACTAGCATTATACGAACTTTTCCCAATTTCCGTTGCTTTTCAGCCGTTGCCCTTAAAATCCTTTGTGCAATATTACCAACAAACTGTGCTAATCTGCCTTTTTATCAATCAAAACAGGGTTGTTTTGTCCTAGTTGTGGCAATTCGGCAGCAGTTAAAGATTGCTTGTCTGTCTGCCTACTGCTAACGCCCGGCATATTCCAGTTATGCACCTTGTTCAGCTTCGGAAGATACTTCATAGGGTTGTTTCTGCGGTCTTTCATCAGCGAAAATAGACTTTCTTCGTTATCGTCCATAATTTTTTGCTGTAAGTCGAATCGTGAAGAACTTAATATCTCACTATAATTATTATATATACTACTATCTATGCCATTATTAGTATTATTATATATACCGCTATTAGTATTATTATTTATATTATTATGTTCTACTGAATTAGTACGGCTATTATATATATACTTGTTATCATTCTTCCAGTTATACAGTGTCTGCTTGTCGATGCCGGTCATATCAAGAAAGCCCTTTTGCGTGATTTCCTGGCAGTGACTATTACAAAGCCTTTTATATATATTCTCATACACATAATATACTTTTATGCGGTCGTATTCGTTATATTGTGTGTTTGTGATCCGCAAGAGGTTGTGGCAAGGGCGGAACAGAGAAACGTATAATTCTGTGATTATATCGTTCCAGATGCTAGGGTATATGTCTTTTTCGTCAATCTCGTTGTGTATGCAATAGTCTTCTACAATACTTTTAGCGACTGCCGGCATATCTTCCACGGTTGCTATTGACTGGACATCATATTCCGTTTTCTGCACTTTCTCGCCCCCCCCTTTCTCGGTTTATAAAAATAAAAAAAGGACATAAAAGGGCTATTTGTTTATAGTCCTTTCCTTTGTCCTTCATTTGTTCGTGTGTATCAATTTGCATAAGTTTATCGCAATATATTGTGTTTGTCAAGCGGAAATTTTAAAGATTTTATGCAAGATGTTGCGCATGCGCTCTGATGCCTGATTCTGCGTTTTACGCAATAAAAAAGCACCGCCGAAACGATGCTAATTATTGTTTAAATCTTGCATAATTAGATTATTTATATAATCGTTTATATTTCCTTTGTCCTTTAATTTTTCCTTTGTCCCTTTTGGCAACCTAACCTGCACAAAATCGAACTTGCTGCGGTAATTGTCTACTGCTTTCTTTGTGTATTCCGGAGTTTTTGGCATATTCTCACCCCCTTTTCAATATGTTTTTACTTATTATATAAAATGATATATAAAAAGTCAATATATAAAACGTTCTTGATATATTACTTCTTATATAAATATATGCATATCTTGTTATATAATTTCTATATAAATATATCTATAAATTGTTATATGAAAATTTATATAAATATTTTTAAAAAATGTATTGACAAGTTATATATCATGATATATACTAACCTTAACAACAAAACAAAAAGCCGCCGGAACGCTACCAACGAGACCGACGGCATCAAAAAAGCAGAGTGCAGAAAAATAATAAAAGGATGGTGTTATTTATGACTGAACGCATTTTCAAATCATATATGAACAAGTTACCAAAGGGCGAATATGATGCAAGCGACCTTTTCGCATTGTATATGATTATATGTCCGAAGTCATACGCTGATACATCGAAATTTGAAAATAATATGCGTTTTTGGTCTTTTGTCGAGATGTTCGAAGCCAAAAAATACGGCTTTGTGTATATGTTCGGAAATATCGAATACATCGGAACAAATGACCTTCATACACTAATGGTTAGATAAAAGCATTTAGGGCGCTACTACTGCCCTAGGGGGTATGAAAAAAGTTGACTTGAAATTTTTAAATCGAAAAGGAGTGTGTATTATGAACATTAAGACAAAAGCATTAGACAAAGAACAGTACGAATTGATTATTGCTACTATCCGCAATGGATTTACCTACGATAATGGCAAGGAATTTAAACCGAATAACAGACTTGCTACGCTCTTGGTAGTGCAGGGCAACATTGGATTGCGTATCTCGGATATATTGAATTTACGCTTATCGGACATCGTATGGGAATGCGGCAGATGGCATCTTGATATTTACGAACAGAAAACCGGCAAGCATAGAAACTTCACTGTTCCCAATGGCTTGTATGATTTTATGAAACAGTATGCGAAAGAAAACCACATCTTCCCTACCGCTAGATTGTTCCCTATTACTGAACGTGCGGTACAGAAGAACCTTGATATTGTATCTTCATACTTGGGATGGCAGGACATTAGTAGTCATAGTTTTAGAAAATATTATGCTACACAGATATATATAAATAATGGTTATGATATTGAATTGGTTAGAATATTATTACAACACTCTTCTATTGAAGTTACAAGAAAGTATATTGGTATTCAGACAAAGCGTATTGAAGATGCAATCAACGGTCATTTATGTATAGCGTAAAGGAGTATATTATGAATAAGTATTACCCATTCAAAGATAAGCAAGAAGTATTAGACGCTATCGAACGCCACAAGAAGAAACTGGAAACTGCTACTACGGAGTTTGATGTATTTTATTTGAATATGATGATTATAGAATTGGAAAAGATGGCAAAGGAGTGAGATTATGAGCGCGTGCGACCATTGCAGATACAGAAACTCTTGGTATTGCGAAGATGGATATAACAGAAAAAGAGATTGCAAAGAATTTGAATTAGATTTTGATACATTGAGTAATAAGCAGAAAAAAGTAATTCAAAGAATTTTAAACAGAGAAGATGATGAGGAGTAAAGTTATGACTAAAAAAGAAATTAAATCAATGGAAAACAATCAACTGATTATGACTTTGGTTAACGATTATGCGGTAATTGTTTCAAGAGAAGGACAAGGTTGCAAGTCTCTTGATAAAGATTTGAATAATATTGCACACGAATTAAAAGAAAGAGGATTGCTGACAGATTCGGATATTGAAGAACTTAACAGATAAATAAAATTAAGCCTACGCAAGAAAGGAGTAATATTATGCAAAAAGAAAAATGGGTGGTAAATACGGAAAGCGGTTACAGAAAAGAGTGGGATACGGAAAAAGAGGCTATTGAAGATGCAAAAATGATAGAAAACTGTATTTTTCATCCGATAGCATATATTCACAAAGAAAACACAGAAAAATAGAAATTAGCCTACGCAATGTAGGCTTTTTTCAATATGCCAACCAAATCATCAAGCATATAAACCATACTTCTACCAAACAAACTGAAGAAGTCCGCAACAATCTCTTCGGTTTCAATATCCATAAAATAATCAAAAGAAAAAGCGTAAACGTGGCATAGTTCGTGAGCCAAACATTTATCAAAAAGATAATCATTTAGCCTATTATTTATAAACACTTTCTTTTGGTTATTATCTGTCATTCCGATTGTTATACTGCCATTACTTCTCATAAGTTCTTTACTATTCGGATTTACTAACACTAATTCCCATTCTTGGTTATTTACTGTAAATGTCATATTACTACCACCTCGACTAAATCCTCGACTAAATTAAAACTATTCTCGACTAAAAGGGGCAGATTTCTCCACCCCTTAATTTAATCGCACGCGTGTGTTTATCGTGCGTTTTTCGTGCGTTTATTGAATCTTCTGCAATTTAGCCATTCCTTTGTTTTTAATCATATCTTTAACCTCTTTCGGGGCATCTGATAATGATTCTTCTAATTCATCAAAAATAACATTTACCATTTTTTCCGCTTCACGCATAGTCAACTGTTTATCTTCTGCTGAATCGCTATTGTGCATTGCTTTGGTTTCTTCATAACCTCTTCTTGCTCTGTCGTATCTGCTTTCAGAATATCCACGGCTA